GTCTGCAAATCGTGAATGGACAATTGTCACAAATGATGTCACTGCAAAAACACCAATTGTGTGGTATTTGGATTTCATCAGATTCAAACAATTTGGAAGGGAATCAACAATTGAATTCGAATCAGAAATTCGAATCTTCTTCCTTGATGAAACAGATGTTCGAAATTACTACACAAAAGACCATCGTGACAATGTTGTCAGACCGATGACTGAACTGGTGAATGGTTTCATCGAATCGGTTCATGGAAATCGTGTTTTCAAACGTATTGAAGACTTCGAAATCTTAACTTTTTCAAGATTTGGTGTCGAAAAAGAAAATGGAATGTTTCAAAGCATTCTGGATGCTGACTTATCTGGTGTTGAATTACGTTTAACACTGGTGAAGTACAAAGAAAATTGTAAATGTTAGTCACCAATTTTGGTGCAAAGAAAAATTAAAACTAAAAAAATATGTCATTAGGATGTAATTGTGATTCAGGTTTGTCCAATACTGGAAGACCGAATTGTGTACCGATTCAATCGGTTACTTCGAAATTGATTCTTGTTCCTTTGAAAGCAATTGATGGAACTTTGAATTCGATTGATTTATCTGCACCAATTCCAGTTTGGGATGATTTGGTGAATGAATTGGATGCATCAAAAAGATGGTTTCCACTTCCAGCATTCGAAAATGTTGAACTTGCAAAAGCAGACACAACATTTGAAGAAGCAAATTCTGGAAGAATGGTGTACATTCGTCAAGGGAAAAGAAGTTTTTCTGGTGAATTATGGTCAGAAGATTCTTCACCAACATTGCTTGGAAAATTACAGAACAACCGATGTGTTGATTTTGGTGTTTTCATCGTGGATGTGAATGGAAATCTTGTCGGTTCAAAAGTGAATGGTTTCTTGTTCCCAATACCAGTGGACAATCCTTCATTTGACCCGAAATACATGTTCGCAACGGACACAACAACTTCAAAAATCATGGTGGCTTTTGACTTTGACAGATTGTTTGATGAGTCAACAATGTACATGGTGACACCGACAGAAGCTGGAATCAACTTCAATGATTTGGAAGGTCTTGTTGATGTGAATGCAATCAATTCAGTTGAAACATTGACTGACATCACTTTTGATGCAGTTCTTGATTATGGTACTGCATTTAACGCAATCAAATTTATTGGTGCAGTGACTGCTGACTTCCAATTGACAGATGCTGGTGGTATATTGTCACCAATTTCAGTTGTTGAAAATGTTGATGGAAATTACACATTGTCTTTTGCTTTTGTTGCCTTAACTGATTACACAATCACAATCATCAAGTCTGGTTTTACTGGTTCATACACTTGGACTGCTTAATTCTTAAAAAATGGCAAAGAAAAAACCAACACTGATGATTCCATTCAATGAACAAGGAATGAGAACATTCAAGGATGTCAGAAGTGCAGTGAAATACTTCACCGAAAATGGAAAAATTCCACAAAAACGAATTGTTGCATTGTTTCAATCAACATTCCAGATTGTTTCAGGAAAATATTCAGTGAATGTTTTGGAATTGCAAAAATCTGGTGACTTGAAAATGTTTTTATTAAAGACTTTCAAAGTAAAAAATGCACAATCATTTGAAAGAACGAATCGAGTTTTTGAAATGGAAATTGAAAAATGGAACAACAAATTCAAAGTTCCAGTCATTAGACAAGAAGTGACAGAAGTCATTGAATAACATGATTGAAGAATAAAATCAAACAAAAGGGAATGCAGAAATGTGTTCCCTTTTTTAGTAACTTTGTGAAATGGATTTGATGAAGACAGAACTTGGTGCAGTTTTGAATAAATTCCGAGCAATTCGGACACAAGATATTTGGCACAAAGTATTCATGGATAAGACATTGACAAAGATGATTCTTGAAATGATTCAACAAGACCAATTATTCAAAAAAGGAATTGATGAAGATGGTGACATCATTGGATTGTATTCTGAATGGACTGAAATGTTGAATCCAGAAAAAGAAGCTGGAACACCTTACACACTTTTTGACACTGGTGCATTTTACGATTCGATGAAAATTGTTGTGTTGAATGATTCATTTATAATTGAAGCACAACCAATCAAAATTGATGAAGATGGAAAAAAAACAGACCTTTTTGACCAATATGGTGAAGGTATTATCGGACTTACTGATGAAAACAAAGAAAAACTTGCAGTTGAAATCAAAAAAAGATTCATCGATGAAGTCAATAAGTTACTACAATAATATTGATGACCTTCCATTGAAGAATTGGATTCAATGCACAAGTGGTCAAATTCGATTTGTAAGGAAAGATTTGAAGCATGGAAATAACTTTTTGGATGAATTACACTTTGAAATGATTTTTGATTCTTATATCAAAGAATTTGGTCTTTCTGAAATGTACATCAAACTATTAAAAACAATGCACAAAAAAACACTTCTGGAACTTGATTTCGTATTGACCAGAAATCGGTTCAAATTAACAGAAGTTGAAATGCAAATTGCAAGACTGGAAAATTTGGTCAACAACAATAAAAATGGAATGACAATCGAACAAACACTGATTCATTTGTCTAAATGGATGAATCAATGGATTGATGCAAAAAAAATCACAACACGTGAATACTTTGACATGATGAAGGAATTCGAAAAAAGTTTAAAAACTGCAAAATAAAAAAAGATGAAGAAAATTGGAATTGATGATATATTCAAAGAATTAGACATTTTCAAGTCAGTTCGTGAAAGTGCTGAAAGCACAATCAAAACACTTGAACTGATGAATACTGAAGTCATTACAACTGCTGAAACATTGAAAAAATCAATCGGTGGTGCAAAGTTTGATTCATCAAAATCAATCAATGAACTGAACAAAGCACAAAATCAATCGAATAAATTGATGAAAGATGCAGTTCAGATTGAAACATTGAAATCCAAAGCAAACCAGCAGTTGACAAAATCAACACAAGAAATTGAAAAACTGGAAGCACTTCATGCAAAAAGACTTCAAGAAACAGCAAAAGCACAACAACAAGCATCAAAAGCAGATACTGAAAGCATTAAAACCAAACGTGAACAAGCAAAATTGACACGTGAATTGGAACGTGCAGAAGCACTTAAAAACAAAGAACTTGCAAAAGCAGAAGCACTTGCAAAAAAAGAAGCATCTGCTTATAGTCAACTTGTTGGAAAAACACGTGAATTGAAGAATGCATCAAAGGAACTTGCATCACAAATGATTGCATTGGAACTTGCTGGAAAGAAAAATTCTGATGAATATTCAAAACTTGCAACAAAATATGGTCAAGTAACAAAACAAGCCCAACTTGCAGATGCACAATTGAAGAAAATTGATTCATCAGTTGGTGACAATTTCAGAAATGTTGGAAATTACACTGGTGCAGTTGATAAATTGAAGAATGGTCTTGGTCAACTTGGTCTTGCTTTTGGAATCGGTTCAATCATTCAAACTGGTACAAAAGAATTAATTAATTTCAATCAACAAGTTGCAGATTTGCAAGCAATTACTGGTGCTGGTGGTGCAGACCTTGAATTTTATGCAGAACAAGCAAACAAACTTGGTGTGAATGTCGAAGGTGGTGCAAGTGCAGTTATTGAAGCATACAAACTTATCGGTTCTGCAAAACCTGAATTGTTGAACAATGCAAAAGCACTTGATGCAGTGACACAATCTGCAATCACATTGTCACAAGCATCTGGAATGACACTTCCAGAATCTGCAACTGCATTGACAGATGCAATGAATCAGTTTGGTGCAAGTGCAGAAGAAGCAGACAAATTTGTCAATGTTCTTGCAAATGGTGCAAAATTCGGTTCTGCTGAAATTCCACAAATTACAGAAGCACTTTTGAAATTTGGTGCAGTTGCAAAATCAACTGGAACATCAGTGGAAGAATCAACTGCAATGATTGAATTGCTTGGTGAAAAAGGATTAAAAGGTGCAGAAGCTGGAACTGCACTTCGAAATGTAATGTTGAAACTATCTGCACCAGATGCACTTCCAATTGAAGCACAAAAAAGATTGGAAGCACTTGGTATTTCACTTGAAGAATTATCGAATCCAGCATTGTCCATCACACAAAAGTTGGAAATGTTGAAACCATTGACAAAAGACACTGGTGCATTGATGAAGGTTTTTGGAACTGAAAATGCAACTGCATCACTTGCACTTCTTCAAAATACTGACCGAATCAAAGAATTGAATGGTCAGATGTACACACAAGGAACACATCTGGAACAAGCAAAGCAAAGAACAAACACACTTGGTCATGCATTGATGGAATTGAAGAATGGTTTTCTTGCTTTGTTTACAAATATTGGTTCTGGTAGTGGTGTCATGCAGACATTTATTGATGGTTTCAAATTTCTTGGTGCAAATCTTGGAACAATTATGTCAATTGTCTGGAAGGTTGTCAGAACGTGGTTAATTTACAAATCCACGATGAAAGCAATTGAAGTTCAACAATGGATGGCAAATGATGGATTCAAAAAACTTGGACAAACATTGTTGAAAAACATTCCAATGACACGTGCCTATAAACTTGAACAAATTCAACTTGCAAGGTCACAAAAAGCAGTTGGTGAAAGTGCAACTGCATCTGGAAATGCAATGAAAACTGCTGGAAATACAATGAAAGCAATTCCATTTGTTTTGATTATTTCATTATTAGTGGAACTTTATAACTGGTGGGCAAATGTTGCATCTGCAAGTGCAGAAGCAAGAAGGCAAGCAGACCTTTTCAAACAAGCACAAGAAAAAGGTGCAGAAACTGCATTGAAAGTTTCTGAAAGAACAAAAAAATCATACGATGAAGAAATAAGAAAATCAGAACTTGCATATCGGAAAAGAATTGCACTTGCAACAACAAGTATTGAAAAAACAAAACTTGAAAAAGAACTTGCAGAAGCAAACATCAAAATTCAAGACAAATATATCACACAAGCAAAAAAAGGTTTTGGACTTCAAAAAGCAAATTTGTGGGAACTTGAAAACTATAAAAAAGAATTCTTAAAATTGAAAGGAAAACTTGATGGTTCATTCGGTGGTTTATCAGTTGATGAAACAAAAAGATTTGATGTATTGCATGAAAATTTGTCCAGATTAGGTGTTGACATTGACCGATGGAATCCAGAAAAAACATTGACTGCATTAAACAAAGAAATTGCAAATACAAGTACATCAATGAATCAATATAATCTTGATGCAAAATCATTCAAGGATATAAACGATGAAGCACAAGTATCACTTCTGGAATCTGCACAAAATGCACAAGATTATTCGGTAAACATCAATAAGACATCAGAATCATTCAAAGGTGCAACTGATTCGGCAAAAGAATTCAGAACTTCATTGTCTGATGTCAATGATTACATTCAGGATTCAATCAATTTGATGCAAGAATTGGAAGAAATATATCAGAATCGTGCAATTGCTGACATGACAAAAGAAATTGATGCACTGATTGAAAAAGGGAAAGCACAAGCACAAAGTGGAAATGTTGTGATGGGTGTGACTTTAACAGAAGCAACTTCACCAGACCAACAAGAAGCAGTTGACAAAGCGAATCTGGAAGCATTGAATATTGCAAATACTGAATTGAATGCAAAAATTGAAGAAAGATTTGCACTTGAAGCAAAGAATCTTGAACAAAGAAAGCAGTTTGCAGTCAATCAGATGGTCATTGACAATGAAATTGCAAAAGAAGCAGAACTGAACAAGTTGATTTCAGAAAAACTTGAACTTCTTTCACAAGAAGGATTGACAAAAGAAGCAAAAGTAAAAATTGAAGAAGATTTTCAAACAAAAGTTGGACAATTAGACATTGAAAACGCACAACGTGATGAAGATTTGAGGATGAAAACACTTGTTCTTGATGAAAAACTTGTTGATGACCAGAAGAAACTTGAAGATGACAAAGTCAAAATGAAGACTGATTCAAATCAAAAGGTTCTGGAATCAAACAAAAATTACAATAAACTTGAAGCAGATGAAAAAGCAAAAGCAGATGAACTTGCAATAAAAAAGGAAGCAGAAAAGCAAAAAGCAATTCAAGAAATTGTGAAAGCAAGTGCAGACTATTTTGTGAAACAATCTGAAAAGAAAATTGCACAACTTGACAAGGAAATTGAAGGTGCAACAAAGACACAAACGATGTTGGAAGACCTTGCAAAAAATGGAAATATAACTGCACAACAATCACTTGCTGAAAATCAAAAAATCATCGATGATGCAAACAAGAAAAAAGAACAAGAACAAAAACGAATACAAAGAATAAAACTTGCAGAAACTGCATTGACAACGTATTCACAAAAAGTGGAAAATAATTCAAAGACACCACTTGCAGATACCATTCGTGACATTGCACTTTTGCAAACATTCATTGCAACTATTCCAGCATTCGAAGATGGAACTGAAAACACTGGAAAAAATGGTCAAGGTGTTGATGGAAAAGGTGGATTCCATGCAATCCTTCATCCGAATGAAAGAGTTGTTCCAAAGCATCTGAATCAACAAATTGGTTCAATGTCAAATGAACATCTTGCAAAACTTGCAACTGAATCAAGAACTGGAAGTTTGATGAAAGGTGACTTTCAATCTGCATCTGCACTTGACACTGCACTTCTGGCAAACAAGATTGACTTGTTAACTGAAACCATCAGAAACAAGCCAGAAACGAATATTGAACTTGGTGAAATCACACAATCAATGATGGAAATCGTGAAGACAACAAAAACTGGAAACACTAAAATTTTTAACAGATACAAAATCAAACCATGAAGCACTTCTTGAATGACATTGAAATTTCACCACGAAATAGGACTGACATTGGAATCGTTTCTGATTTCACTGGAAATCCAGAAGTGCTGAAATTAACAACTGACAACATAAAACTTCCACGTGAAGGAAATGAAATCATCAGAAATCACATTCAGTCACAAGGTCTTTTTGAAGGTGTTCCATACCGAATTGAACTTGATGGTGGTGTTATCCTGAATTATTATGTTGACCTTCTTGATTCATCCACTAAATTCAAGAATTTTGAATGTGAAATTGCATTGAAAAAAAGGAAAGGTGAAGATGATTTTTTTGACAAAGCATCTGGTGCAACATTTGAATGGATGTTGACACAAGGTGTTCAATACAATCTTGAATCAATTCCTTATGTTGTTGTCACTGAAAATCAAGTGGAACAAGCAATTTCACTTTTAATTTCACTTTATGTGATGGGAAAAGAATTGATTTCTGCTGGACAAGCAGTTGTTGATTCAATTTCAGAAACAATTCAAGCATGCACAATCAACACTGGTGTACCACCATCAGTTGACACTGGTGACATCATTGTTGCAGTTTTGAAAGCAATTGCAAGAATTGCATATTTTGCATTGATTCTTGCACTTGTGATTGACCTTGCAACACAACTTTTCCAGATGTTATTTCCACCGATTCGATATTTTTCAGGATGTAAATTCAAGGAATTAATGACAAAATCATGTGCAAAACTTGGTTTTTCATTTGAATCATCACTTTTGGATGATGAACCTAACTGGACAATTCTTCCAGTTCCACTTGTGAAAAATAGACAATCAATTTTTGACTACCAACCAGCATTTTTGAACAATGCATTCAACAAAGGTGTTCCATCTTCATCAGACACAACACCAACACTTCAATCATTTATTGAAGGAATGCAAACCATGTTCAATGGACAAATCAAAGTCAACAATGGTGTTGTTCGTTTTGAAAGACGTGATTGGTGGATGAATCAAACAACAAATCAATTGATTCCATCACTTTCACTTCAATCAGAACGTGATGATGAATTCCAATACAATACCGATGAAGTCTGGAAAAGATATTACATCCATTATCAGACAGATTTCACCGAATTTCATTCAGTTGATGGTGTACTTTATGACATCCACAATTGTGAATTTTCAACTGAACCAACATCATTTGTGAATGAAGACCTTGTTTCAATAAAAGGATTGCAAGATGTAAACATTCCTTTTGCACTTGGTGCAAGAAAAGAAAAGTTAAATTGGTTGGAAGACATTGTGAAAAATCTTGCAAAACTGATTGACAAAGTGACTGGAATTTTTGGTGGTGGAACAAATTATGAACAACAAATCGGTGACAGAAAAAATGTCTTGATGATTTCAAAACAATTCTTTGCGACAACAAAAGTATTGTGGACAATCAATGGAAGACAACCAATTTCATTCAAGGACAAAGTCAGTGCAATTGCATTGTGGAATCAATACCATTATATCAATCAGATTCAGGAAAATGATTGGATTGTCAAAAATAATGTTCGAATTCGAATGACATCACAAGATTTCGTAACTTTGCAAGACAACAATTTTGCAATCATTGATGGTTTGATGTCTGAAATTTTGAATTGTGAATGGATTGATGAAAAATCCTTCGCACAAATCACATACAAACAAAGAAATCAATATGCAACTGGACATGTATACACACTTCAAATCAATGCGTGATGATGAAAGAAAATGAAACTTTGAAAATGATTGATGGATTGACAAAAAATCTTGAAGGTCTTCTTGATTTCCAAAAAAATGCAATCAATCAAATTCCAAACGAACACATGAATTTGAAAATCAAAGCAACAAATGACATTGAATCATTGATGGATTTGGTCAAAAATGGTGACATGGAAAAAATAATTGAAATACAAAAAAGATATGCCGGTTCAGATAGTTTATAAGAATTTTGTTGATTCAGTTGGTACAAATAGCACATTTTACAGATGCAATGCTGGTGACAAAGTGAATTTAAGAATGGTTGTCAAATCAGTCATTCAAACATCAACTGCAACTGCTGGAACTTCATTTGTTTTGAATCCAATTGACCAGATTGTCACTGCATCTGGTTCAATTAATTTCTTAACAGAAGGATTCAGAAATGGTGACTATGTTCAGTTTACAAAATATTCACAATTTGGTGGTGTCATTTTGAGTTGGTTGTCCATTGTGACATTAGTGACTTCAAATGAATTGCAAGTAAGTTTTTTACCAGCTATTGCATGGGTTGACCCAACACTTGGTGAATTTATGCAAATCACATCACTTCACATTGGCTATGGTCAAAAAAGGGAATCATTAGTGATGGATTTGAATCATGTTGCAAATGGTTCTGCTGGAAGTAGTTTTTCCTTGATTGATGGTGAAACAACAAGATTCACTGCAAACTTGCAATCATTGACAACAACACCACAAACAATGGTTCAAGTTGGAAATCGTTCAGGACAATTTGATGCATTCGTTGAAATCAAAGATTACACATTCGGTTATTCTGGAATACTTCCAGCAAATTCAAATACATTATATTTTCAAATTGATGTCAAAATTATTCAGTCAGGAATTTATAACCAATCCAATTTTGATTTTTCCAATTGTTTGAAATTCATTTCAAATATGCGATTTCAAAGAATACTTGGTGAACCATCAAACAATTTCATTTGTTCATTGACTGATGATGCAGATACTGGATGGTTCAATGAAGCATACAACACTGGAATTCCACAAGCAACATTGATTCAAGGTGTTTCAGAACTTGCATTCGATTCACCGACAACATTTCAAGTGGTCATTGATTCATCTTCTTCATCATTTGGAATCGGTTCTTCGTATATTCCAGATAACGAACTATATTATAAAAGCAAAGCACAAAGCCAGTCTGAACTTGGAATGACAATTTCAACGAATGCACTTCCTTTGTTTACACCAATTTTTTCACCTTTGAATCCAGTTGGTGCTGGTTATTCAATGGAAATTATTTCCTTCACATCAGTTGGAACAATTTACACAATTGATGTGGTATTCACACCGAATGCAAATCTAAATTCATTTATTGATTCATGTGATGAAGGTGACAGATTGTTCCGAATTTGGTTCAAATTTGGGAATATCAATCTTCTTGTTTTTGATGGACAGATGATTTCAAATCCACCAATTGGTGGTGAATTAAAGATGAAAGTTTCAACTTTCCTTGACCATTCAGAAAATGTCACTGATTCATCTGACTTTGTTGCTGGTTATTCAGCAGACATTGAAGATGACCTTTCATACATTGGAAAATTCATCCTTCCATTGAATGACAATACCATTCAATCATTTACTGCACGAATTGAAGCATTGAATTCAGTCACTGGTGAATCATTCACTTTGCAAAATGCTTTCTTCAATATTGCATCAATTCCATTTGTTGGTGGAAAATACATTCTGAATCAGTCGCAACCGATTATCACAACACTTCCAAACACATCAGTAAAAAGAAATGCACTTTTGGTTCTTGATTCATCAGTTGATGAACCTTCATATTATGGTGTGAAAATTTATTTTCCTTTCCTTTACAGATGGGAATACTGGTTGCAACAATTGAATGCAGATGTCGATTTTTATCCTAATGACCAAACAAAAGACTGGTTTGAATACGGAAATCATCCAGATTGGAATTTGAATCTTCATCTTGAACTTGTGAAAGGTGGTCTTGCATACATTTTTGATGACATAATTGATTTGAAAAATTACGATGCAAATGACAACATCACATCAAACATTGAACTTTTTATCGATTCCACGAATCAAAATGTTGGAATCGTTACAGAAGGTCTTTTGATGCGTGTTGTTGGTACACATGAACTTGTTGATGGAACTGCATGGAATCAGTCTTCAATTTGGGGAATGTTAACCATTGAACCGAAAGAATCTGCACCACGATGGATTTGTTCCACGATTGTTCCGACAGATTTCAATTCATTGAATCCATTGTCACCACTTTCTGGTGCATTGTGTGACTTGACATTTCCAACACCAACAATTGCAAGAATGGAATGTTTTTTCAATCCAGATAAAATAAATCTTTCAAATGGTGTTAAATTCACAACAAAAATCAAAGGATGTTCAGAATTCAAACTTTCAGGAAAATTGAAATCTGATGGAACGGTGAAGATGAAGACTGATGGAACAATTAAACAAAAATCTTTAATATAAAAAAAAATGGCAAACGAAAAAATACACGAATATCTTGATGTTGCAACACTTTCTGATGTTCAATCACTTCCAGTGATGATTGATTGTGATGTTCAAACAGATTCTGGTTGGATTTCAAAACAATTAAGTGCAAATGTCATTGTTGACAGAACACTTGAAATGATTCCACAAATTATTGCTTCTTTCCACGATGAAACAACACAAGTTCACACATTGACTAATGTTGCAAAAGCAATGAATATAAGTCATGAAGACATTTCGAATGGAATAACAAGAATAAATGATTCATTTGGAAATCCAACAATTATTTTCATTCCATTTACTGGTGTTTATAATCTTCAATTTTCTGCACAAATTTATAGAACAAGTGGTGGTTCAAGTGAACAAGTTTCAATCTGGTTCAGAAAAAATGGTGTTGATATTCCAATGTCAAACACACACTTGAATGTTGTTGCAAATTCAAGATATTCAGTTGCATCTTGGAATATATTTGTCACTTGTGCATCTGGTGACGAAATTCAGTTGATGTGGTCAGTGACTGCACTTGGAATAACAATTCCATCAGTTGCACCAGACTTGACCGTTCCACATCCAGCAACACCATCATTGATTGTTACAGTTGATAAATTATAAATTATGTGTGATTGTGTCAGTATTACGTTCAGACTTCGTGATGAACTAACTTCTACAACGATTGAAATAAATGTTTCAGGTACATTTAATGGTGAAAACTATTATCAATGGAATTATTTAGGAATAGATTATTTTCTTTATTATAATCCAACGGGAGGTGGTGAATGGGAAGTTTCAGTTGGTGGTTTAGGGTCACCTCCAAATCCAATGGCAACTGCATGGAAAAATTCTTTACCACCATGTCCACCTTTAGGAAGTATGCCGGTATGGGGTCCAGGTGGTATATTTGACGAGTTTACTACATCTGATTGTGTTCCAGAACCACCAATTGAAGATTCATGTAATTGTGGAATTGACATTAAAATTGGGTATAATACAACAATAACAACTTTTGAACTTCAAATCACTGGAACTGAAAATGGAAGAAATTCTTATTCTTGGACTGGTGACATTGGTTATGGAATGGATAATTTTCATATAATTTGGGATGGAATACAATGGACATTCAAATCAGACCTTAATGGTATCCTTTCATATTTGAATTACGATTCGAATTGTCCTTTTAGTGATTCAAATCAATGGTATTCAATTTGGAAATATTTGAGAATAACGACAACTGCACTTGAATGTAAAAATTGTGGAATTGAAGAAAGAATTTATCGTGAATACGATGCAATAAAACTTCCAGAAAACTTTGAAGAACCAAATCGAGGACTGAAAGGTTGTTGTCAATGCGAATACTTGGTTTTTGCAAATGGTTCATCATCAACTTTTGAAAATGATGTGACATCTGCATGGATGAAACTTTCTGATTCTGCTGACATCATGACATTTATTCTGGAAGATTCCAATGGAAATCCAACAAATTATATTCCAATACCACAACCATTCATCAAAGAACCTTTTGCATTCTATTCAACAATTAAATGGAAAGATGTATTGAATACAGATGGTGAAGGATGCTACACATTGAAAATTAATTATGAAATCAGTGGTATTGTTGGTTTTGTAATTTGGGGAAAATTCAAATTGCAGAAATATTCAATTCAAAACACTTTGAAAACTGCACGTGTTCGTGCATTCTTCAATGCATATCATGAAGTCGAACAAATTGATTTCACTGATTCGAATGTTGAATCATCATTTCGTTTTTATGGTTTTATCGGAAATCGACAACCAAACACTGAAATTGACAATATAATTTATCAAAATCGTGAAATGAAAAGCGTGATTCGTGAAAATTTGAATCAATATGAAATCATCACTGAACCAGTTTATGAATGTTTCACCAGACCTTTGATTGAATTGTTCTTATTGTCAGAAAATGATTTGTTCATATCAGACTACAATGCACACAATCATTCATATCGAATTCAAGACCTTCCAGTCATTCTTGAAGAATCTGCACAATTGAATTATCTTCCTTTGTCAAGATATGCAATTTTGACTTGCAAAGTTGGTGACAAATACAAAAACAAAAGAACACACTTCTGAAAATAGTAACTAAATTTGTAAAAAAAATAAACGATGGAACAAAGAAAAATCAAACATTACGAATCGACAACACAAGGAAATTATATTTTCATCAATGAATTTCTTCTGGACATTGACACCAGAGAAAAACGATTAATTGAAATGACTGAAATTCAGATTTCAAATTCAAGAATTAATTCAATTGTGAATTTTTCAATGGTTCAAAGTGATGAACTTGAAAGAATTGGTTTATCGGTTATTTCCAACAATGTAAATGCATTCACTTTTCAGAAATATACAGAATTCGTGACACAAAAAGAACAACCAGTTCTTGATTCAGAAGGAAATGACACTGGTGAAACTACAACTGAACAAGTTATTGAATTGTTGAACAATCAATTCATTTGTGATGGTGTGGAAGGTTCATTTGATGATGTTTTGATTCCATTTTATTCTGAAAATACTGGTTTTTCATTAACAAAAACATTGAATAAAGTGCAGTAAAAGCATAATAATTGAAAGAAATGGAAAACTTTACAGATTTTATTGCAATGTCAATTGGTGTCATTGGTGCATTATTGAAAGGAATTAAGAAAAAATTCAATAAATCAACAATTTTCATTGGAATGTTAATTGCTGGCGTTTTGACGTATGCGACAACTGGACTGATTGAAATGTTTTTTATTAATCTTTCACAAAAGGTCATCATTTTGATTTCATTTTGTGTTGGATGGATAGCAAATGAACTGACTGAAAAACTGGATGAATTCGTGAATGATGTTTATGACATTGTGATTGAATGGATTCGAAGAAAATTCAATTCTAAAAAAGATAAACCATGAAAAAAACAATGATTTCAATTCTTTTCATTCTGATTGCATCTGCTGAACTTTATTCAGGAAATGACATGAATGGACAAGAACTTTCCAAAAGTCTTCCAGAAACGATAAAAACAACACAAAATGATGATTCATTGTTGTATTCAGATACGATTGTGAAACATGATGTGAAAGAAATTGATGGTCATCTGGTTATTCAGGACACAATTATCATTGAAAACATTCTTGAACGTGAAGTTTTTAAGTTCATTCAAGATGATTCACACAAATCAATTGAAAAAGTGATGGTCATTCTGGTCTTCACTTTTGTCATTTCAGCACTAATTTATAGAAAGAAAAAAAATGGTTAAAAATTACACTGATTCACAACTTCTGAACAAAGTCAAGTCACTTCCATCATTCCATGTTTTTCCAAAAGATTACTGGATTCTTGGTCTTCAATCACAAGAAGATTCATTCAATGTTTTTGATGATAAATTTTACATTTTCAAAGGTCAAGAATTCATCATGGTGACTTCTGGAACAACGAATGCTGGAAAGAATGGATTGATGAATTATGACACTTATAATTCAGAAGGTGTTGCCGTAATCAAGACAAACGAATTTTATTATAATGTTTGGAAATTTGGTCTTCATCGTGGAAAAATTGAAGCATTGAAACAAGTCAGACCATTTTTAATTTCACGTGATGGTGACAAAGACAAAAAGATTGAAGAAGGTCTTTCAATTCCAGTAATGTGTGGAATAAATTTTCATTCAAATACATACAATTTGAAAGCAACTGAAATCAAGGAAATCATCGGTGCATGGTCACTTGGTTGTCAAGTGGTGAATAACATGAAGAAATATCTTGAAATTATCGAACTTGTGAAAGCACAAAAAGTTGTTTCTTATTGCTTATTGAAGGAATTCTGAAAAAATAATTAAATTTTTTTTGATTCTGAAACCATTGAATTCATTCGGTTTTTTAAAAACCATGATGGTTTCTTTGGTTTTTTTTTCACCTTGTTGGTATCACGTATTAAAAAAAGGATATATTTGTGATGTCAATGGTGACAAGCAAAAACAGAAATTATGACAACAGAAACAACACAAACACTTGAAAATCAATCACTTAAAGTGAAAAACAACATGAAAATAACATTCAAAGTTTTCGCTTTAAAAGAAGAAGAAATCATCAGAAATGTGTTTTTGCACAATGAATTGATTCTTGACAAAGAACTTGCAGTGACAAGACACCATCAATGTGATTTTGACAATGAATTCGAAGCAATGGAATTCATTAACAATTCAACTTGTCATTTTGAACATGGTTTTGAAATTGTCAAAACTTTCAATAAATAATTTTTAATCAATCTAAAAACAGAAAATCATGAAGACTGGAACAACTTATGGAATCGGATTTGCAACAAAATTTTTCACATTGTGGAATGTTCAGAATGACTATGTTTATTCAGAAGTCAATGGTCAATATTCAGTCAGTGGAACAAAAACAACTTTCACATATTGTGGAAAGTTGTCCATCTGCAAAGACAAAGCAATTGAAAAAGTTCAAGCAAAAGGAATCAGTGAATTTTTCATTGATGAAAGTCTTCGTGGAACAAGAACATGGTCAACAACTGCAAAGAATTATTGTGAATTGAACAAATCAGAATGTTCTGTTTTTCAGTTTGGAAAATACGATGACCAAAAAATTTCTGAATGCACTGACATCAAATATTTGTTCTGGTATTTTTCAGAAACATCAAATCAATTTGCAAAACAAGTTCTTTTGAATTCTGGTGAATTTGGTGTTGTGAAACATGAAGATGGTTCAGAATCATTGTTTACAATTGAACAATGCAATGGTATTCATGCACGTGAATCAGTTATTCAAACAATCAAAAAAACCATGACACTTGAATTTGATTGTGTTCGAAATTTATCATCAAATGGAACATTGAGAATTGAAATTGATGGAAAATATATTACTGATGTAATTTTTCCACGTTTCACACAAATGTCATACAATGGATATTCGTATGCATTACCACGAAAAGAAAATAATCCAGCATCAACAAAAATCAAAGGAAGAACATTGAAATTGACCTTGAAAGAATTCAGTAAACAAGAACAAGAAAATCATGGTCATCAGTTTGAAGTTATTGACTTTGAAACAATTTAAAAATAATCATAAAATCGAAAAACAGAACAAAATGAATCCTTACAAATTCCAATTTTTAGACAAAAAAAATAATGTTATTGAAGAAAAAATAACATGGTGTACATCAAAACAAGATGCAGTTAAAATAGCAAATAATTATCTTGCTGAATGCAGACATAACGATGTAGTAAAAATCAAGAATTTCAAAGCATATTAATTAAACTCAAAAAACAGAACATCATGAAAACATTTGAATTCCATTGGTTTGAAATCAATTCATTGACCTTCAAAAGAACTGCACTAAACAAGACCATCATTCAAGCAGAAAGTCTTGCAGAAGCAAAAATCAAAGTTGACAAGCATTCATCAATCATCAAAAAAATCATTCAAAAATGAAAAATTCAAGAATCAAAACAGAAAAAATTGCAGTGGAAAATGTATTTATTGCATATCCACCAGACATCATGAAATGCATTCGATTCTGGAAGAACCAATCACTGAAAGAATGTGATGATAAAGGTGGTTCATTTAATGTCCAATTATATCTTGATTATCTTGAAATAAAATACATGTCATGAAGAAATATTTGAACAAAAAAAAGGAAATTATCATCAAGATTCAAATTGATGAACTTTCAGATATTTCATCAACAATGACCATGTTGTCACATCAATTGAAGAATGGAACACAATTCAATGAATTTCGAAATGGAAGTGCAGTTGTTTCTTATTCGATGGAATTCATGAATAAATCAGACTTCAAAGAAATTGAAATTGATGGTGTTTGGTTTCATGTCATCAAATCAAAAATGGAATAAAAAAGTATATTTGCAAAAACAATCAAAAAATCAATTATGAAAAAAACATCATTCATCCTTCACATGGATGCACTTTCGGTTCTTGATGAACTGACAAATGAACAATCAGGAATCCTATTCAAAGCAATTCATGACTTCAATTATGGAATTGAACCAGAACTTGATTTTGCAATGAAAATGTGTTTTCTTCCATTCAGAAATCAATTCAATCGTGACTTTGAAAAATATGAAGTAAAATGTGAAAAGAATCGTGAAAATGGAAAATTCGGTGGAAGACCAAAAAAGACAGAAACCGAAAAAACCGACATGGTTATTTCAAAACCCAAAGAAACCGAACCAAACCCAAATAACCACGATAGTGATAATGATAGTGATAATGATAATGATAATGATATAATTCTATTTGATATTTTTTGGAATGTCTATGGAAAGAAGATTGACAAATCGAAATGTTTCAAAGCATGGAAGAAGATTCCAAAAGCAAAAAGAACATTTATTCAGGAACAAGCAAGAAAATATGTTCAATCAACACCAGATGTAAAATTCAGAAAAAATCTTCTGACATGGTTCAATGGTGAATGCTGGAATGATGAAATTGCAGAAGTGAAGATTGTTTCAACGAAATACATTCCAACACTATGAAGTCAGTAATTGAACAAATTTTCGGTTTGATGATGCATCAATCCAAAGAAGATTGCATTGAAACATTTAATCGAATCGATGAAAGATTTTTGAAAACTGGATTTCAAAAAAGACTTCATCAAGTTATTGGTCAACTTATCAAGGAAAAAAAAGCAATTGACTTGTTGACAATCACAATGCAATTCAAGGAAAATGGATGGTTTGACCAGAAAGTGGTTGTCCAGATTTCACAATTGACTTCACAATCCTATTCATTGACAAGCACACTTCGATTGTCTTCAATGTTCGAACAATGCATTCAAGAACTTGTATTTGAACAAGCAATTTCCATCAGAAATCAGATTGATGTTCTTCTGGAATCAGAAAACTTGACACTGGTCAAATTCCATGAAATCATTCAATCTGGAAATGATGTGAAGTTTGAACAAAAGAAGCACAAATCAAATGTGGATGTGATTTTTGATGTTGTGAAAGACCATATTGATGCAAAACAAGGAATTGTTTGTGGAACTGAAATCGGTTATTCATTCCTGAATCAAGTTGTTCTTCTTGAACCAGTGGATGTGATGGTTGTTGGTGCAAGACCAGCAATGGGAAAAACTGCATTCGGTGTCAACACGATGGTGAAGATGGTCATGCAAGGAAAGAAAGTTGCATTCTTCGCACTTGAAATGACAAAAAAACAGATGGTCAGAAGAATTCTTGCAAATGTATCTGGTATTGATTCCAATAAAATAAAGTTTGGAAATTGCAATGAAGATGAAATGAATCGAATTTATAAAGTTCAAGAACTTGACATCTGGAACAATATTTTCATTTTCGAAGGTTCACATTCCATCAATGACATTGCATCTGAAATGAACAAATTGAAAAGGGAACACCAGATTGATTTGTTCTTTGTTGACTACATTCAAAAAATACAACCAAAATCATCACGTTCAAGATATGAAGTTGTGTCTGAAATAAGCAATGGATTGAAATTGATTTGTCAGAACTTGCAGATTCCATGTCTTGCACTTGCACAACTTTCACGTGATTCATCAAAAACTGGAAAAAGACCATCACTTCCAGATTTGAAAGAAAGTGGTGAAATCGAACAAGATGCATCAATTGTTGCATTCCTTCATCGACCTGAATACTTTGGTGAAACTGAAACATACAATGGAAATGATTCCACGAATGTGTGTGAATTAATAATTGCAAAGAATCGTGAAGGTGAAATCGGAATTTGGGAAATGGTGGTGGATTTGAAGACATCAAAATTTGTCTGATGAAAGCACAAATCATTGAAACAAGACAAATCATTCATTCAGATGATGCAAATGATTTCATCAGTGATGATTTTGAATGGTTTGACAAGCACATTGAATCAGAAATGAAGAAACATGTCATGAACAATCAAAAGTTCATTAGAATGCTTAAAAATGAAGAAATTATTTTGATTGATAAAAATCAATTAACACTTTTTGAAAATGAAGAAATGTAAAAACTGCAAAGAACCATTTGAACCACGATTCAGTTCACTTGAAAAATATTGTTGGAATCAAGATTGCAAACTGATTGAAGCAATGGAAAAGTTGTCAAAAATCAAAAAGAAACAGAAACTGGATGACAACATCAAATGGAAGGAAAAGAAAGAATCAATGAAGACATTGCAAGACTATCTTCAAGAATTGCAGACACTGGTGAACACGTTTGTTCGTTTACGTGACAGAAGCAAAAGATGCATTTCATGCAACAAACCATTGAAAGCAAAATTCGATGCTGGACATTTCTTTTCAGTCGGTTCATATCCATCAATCAGATTTGATTTGACAAACATTCATGGTCAATGTGTTCACTGCAATCAACATCTTCGTGGAAATGTCCATGAATATCGAAAAAACATCACAAAACGAATCACTGAACAAGAACTGGAAGAACTGGAATTCAAAAGTCAAAGACCTTCACATTACATGAAACACGAAATCATTGAAATGATTGAAGAAATGAAAAAACGAATCAAAGAAATCAGATTGAAATGACTTTTTTTTTCTGAAATATGAATCACAAAAGAAAAAAAGTATATCTTTGAAGAAACAAAATGGAAAAAATGAAGACTAAAAAAACACAATCAGTTGAAAATCAAGCACTTGCTTTAATTAAGTCATTGGAAAACACCATTGAAGATTGCAAAAAGTATTCAGTAAGAAATCACACTGAATGTGTAAAAGTTAAAGAATTCATGAAAATTCAGCATCCAGAAATGTTTTTAAATGAATTTGATAATCATGATTCAATCGTGATGGAATTCAGCATGAAAAAAGATGATGAAGAAAGACTTGCTAAAAATTTACTCAAAGCAATGATGGATGTGATGAAAAACACAACCATGTTGTATTCAAATATGTTTAATTAATCAATAAACCAATATAAAATGGAAAAACAGAAAAGAACCAGAAGACCGAATCTGTCAACATCGGACTATCTTGAAGCATTCAAGAAGATGAAAATGGAAATTGACCTGAATCCAAAGGTCAAGACTTCCAAAATCAGTAAGGAAATTGGAATTTCAAACGTATGTGTTGCAAAACTCAAACAACTTGGAATCATCAATGAAACTGCACATGGTTTGTTTTGGTCTGGAATTGCACCCACATCACAAATGGTCAATTCTGTCAAGTCATTGTTCAATGTTCCAGTGATAAAAAAGAATTCAAAAACCGTTATTGGAACATCAGAACCAAAGAATCTTGCACCACAAGGTGAACTTCAATTCAAAGAATCACTTGAAGACTGGAATTCACGTGTTTCGAAACAGATTGCACAAAAAACACAAATGTTGATAAAAGATGAAGCACTTGTCGATTCATCATGTATTTCTGAATTTAGTGAAGTTTTTATTCCAGAAACATCTTTATCAAAAGCAATGGAAAGAAGAACTACAAAAGAAAGACAAAAAAGAACCATCAAATCGAAAGAAAAAATCTTTGAATTGAAGATTTTCGGTTTGAAATTATTTACAATCAAATATTAAAAAAATGAAATCAGAAGAAAAAAAGGTCAATGAATTGACACCGATGGAAAAATTGATGTTCACAATCGGACAATTGAATGAGAATTCAAAAGATGCAAAAAAGAAAAAAGTATTAACAGAAGTCATGAAAATCATCGAAAATGTGATTCTTGATGACATTGAAGAAAATTTATTCATCAAGTTTTATGTGATGACAAGATTGTTTGTTGTGGATGAAATGACAGAACAAGATGTTGATAGATGCTATCTTGAAGCAAGTGCATCATTTCAAGTCATGTTCAATGCAAAATCAATGTTTGAAGATTTTACTGAAAATCAAATTAAAAACAACTAAAAAATGGAATTCGAAATGCAAAAAACAGAAAAACCGATTGAATTGTTCAAAGCACTTGCACAATTTCAATCAGAATGTCCAATCATTCCAAAAGGAAAGAAAGGTTATGGATATAATTACGCTGAACTTTCAAAAACGATTGAAATCATCAGACCGATTCTTCACAAGAATCAAATCGGTTTCACACAACTGATTCATGGAAATGGAAATTTGAAGACAATCATCTTTCACACTGAATCTGGACAATCACTTGAAACTGACTTCATCCTTCCATCTGGAATAGAATTGAAAGGAATGAATCTTTTTCAAACCGATGGTGCAAAGTTTACATATTACAAAAGGTATTGTCTTTTGTCGATGTTGTCAGTGTTCAGTGAAGATGAAGACATCGATGCAAAAGGTCAAGTGAAACAAACAACACCAGCACTTGCACAACCATTTCCAAAGAAAAAACTGAACGAACATCAGTTCATTTCAATTCTTGGTGCAGTGAATGCTGGTCAGTACACGAAAGAAGAAGTCTTGAACACTTTTGACCTTACATCTGAACAAATAGTCACAATCAATTCAATAAACGCTTAAAAACAAAAAAACAATCAATTATGGAAAAGAATCAATTCATTGCACGTGCATCACAAATTGGAAAGTTGATGACAAATGACAGAAGTGGAAAGAAAATCGGTGCAACAGCACTGACTGCATTGAAAGAAATTGTCTTGTTTGACAAATATGGTTTCAGAAAAGACATCACTTCAAAATATCTGGAAAAGGGAATTCAGAATGAAAAGACATCAATCAGACTTGCATCAAAGGTTCTGAACTGGTTTGATGTGGATGCAGAAACTGAACAACAAAGATTGGTGAATGATTTCATCACTGGAAAACCAGACATCAACACAAAAGCAGTTCTTGCAGATGTCAAATCATCTTGGAATGCATTGACCTTTCCCATGTTTCATCCAGATGATTCAGAAACTGACATTCCTAATCAAGATTATTTTTATCAGATGATGTCATATTGCTGGTTGACAAACAAAAATCAATGTGAACTTGTGTATTGCTTGACTGATTCACCTGAACAAATGATTCTGGATGAAGTGAATCGTGCAGTTTGGAAGAATCTTGGAAATCCAGTTTTTGAAGACTTTACACAAAGTGAAATTGAAGACCATTTTGACATGGTTATAAGACAACAAATGACATTCGGAAATGTTCCAGATGAAAAACGTGTCAAAAGATTCATCATCAAAGCAGATGAAGAAGTGATTGACAAAATGAAAGCACGAATTGAAGAATGTCGTGAAATATATTCAACTTTATATTCAATAATTTAAACAATAAAAAACAAAGAAAATGGAAAAGCAAATCATGAAAATATCTGGACAAATCATCCACATCGGACAACTTGAAATCATGTCTGAAAAATTCAAAAAACGTGAATTCGTAATTCAAACAGAAGGACAATACCCACAAGAAATTCAACTTCAAGTGACACAAGACAAATGTGACCTTCTGAACAATCTGAAATTCGGTGACATTGTCGATGCATCAATCAATATTCGTGGAAGGTCATGGACATCAAAAGAAGGTGTCAAGAAGTGGTTCAATTCAATTGAAGCATGGTCAATCAATTATGGAAATGCATCTGGAACATCATTTGAACAAAAAACATTCCAGCAGATGGAACAAAAAAAAATAGTGGAACAATTACAAGAACAACAACCAGAAAAGAAATCTTTGTCATCATTCCTTGATGAAGCAGATGACCTTCCATTTTAAAAACACGAAAGAATGTGGTCAATAAATGATATATTTCAAAGACCTATAAGAGAAGTTGAAAATACAGAAAAAAAACACGAAAGAATGAAATCAGAA